ATGATGTCGCTCCATTCGGGCGAGATCTCTTCCGAATGGAGCGACATCATCGAGGAATTGAAGGCCCCGTTTCTCGATCCGGCAACCCAAGCGGCGAAGGTTTTCTTGGACGTTACCAAGGAAATCCACGAATGGCTGAGAAAGAATTACGAGCTATTCAAGCCCGAGGAAGCCAAGAAATCGCTGCAGGCTCCGTTTGAGAAATTCGGTTTCCATGGGGAAGATCAAAAACGAACAACGGAGGAAAACACCGAAGCGCAGAAGCAACTCAAACAATCCAATGACGAACTGATCAACGCTCTAAGGGGTGGCTATTCGCCGATCGGCGGCACCGGATTCAATCGTGCCTTGGTGCAGAACGCCGCTTACACCACGGGCGGCGGCGCATATGGCGCGGGTGGCAATTACGGCTATGGGCCATTCGGCGGTGGGCCAGCCTTCGCCGGTGGCAGCGTTTATCCCGGTGGTACCTCGCCAGCCGCGCCGTATGGGTCAAACGTCGGTCCCGGTACAGGCGCGGGTGCAGGCGGCACGCCAGCGGGCCCGTCAACGGGCGGCAATGCTGGTCCGGTTAATATACCGAGCAACGTTGATACGACCGGCGACATCGTTGGCCCTGGTCCTCCGGGTGGAAGATTCAATCAACCGGCTGGCACGCCGCTTCTCGATCCCTCGCAGCGCGAGACGGTCACGCTCGACAACGGGCAAAAATTCACGGTCAACAAGCGTGTCGCCGCGCAATTCAAGGGCTTCTATAACGATCTGATCAAAGCGGGTGCGCCGGTCCATGGCATCGGCGGGCTTGGCACGCGAGGCAATCCATCAGAGCATCCGGGCGGCTTTGCAACGGATTGGTCGCAATCCAGCCGAGACGTAGTTTCTCGCGACGTTCGCGCATGGATCACTCAAAACCGATTAACGCTGAGCGGGCTTGAAAACAAATGGGGCATGAGCGGCGGCGAAAACTGGCGCAACCCAGATACCGGCCATTTTTCAATCGAGCGCATTCTGACTCCCGAGCACTTGGCTGCAGCACAGGGAGCCGGTGGCGGCGGCGGTCAATTCGGCGGCGGTGGCGCCACTGGCACCTTCGGCGGCGCTGGTGGTCTAGCGGGGGCGCGCGCTGGCTACGCTGCGGAGTTGGCTGATCCAGGTGTCCGCGCTCGCTTGATCGCGATCACCGATGCAGAAGTCGGCTCGCAGGGCCCGCAGGCCAAACAAGCCTTCATGGAGTCGGTTCTCAATCGCGCGGCGGCCAAGGGCCAAACGATCAGCCAAACGCTGCAGGGGAGCTATTTCCCAAAGTCCACATATGCGAAGGCTTCGCGCGGACTGAGCGACGCAGCGAAGGCGGGCTATGAGCCCATGCTCAAGGACGTTCTCGCCGGATCGAATATCTCGGGTTACGCGACCGGCAATGCATCAGGCACAGTCGGGTTCGGCAAGGGCGGCTATCAGAGCTTCACCGCTGGCGGCGAAAAATTCGGCGTCGAAGCAGGCACGCAAGAGTGGGTCGAAAAACAAAAACTGCAGGCGGCGCGCGATGCTATCGACAAGCAACAGAGCACCGCGCAAAAAGTCGAGGGCAGCGGCAAGATCACCGTCGAAGTGAATGGACCCAAAGGCACGAAGGTTGACGCCGAAGGTGGCGGCATTTTCAAAGACGTTGAAATCAATCGGCAAACTCAAATGGAGCCCGCGAAGAAAGGGCCTGAGACGTTATCAATATGAGCGACATTTTTCACGTTACCGCGAGACCGTCATGGCGCGACGATCTGATGCCAGCGTCATACAATGGCGCGCGCTTTCACTGCGAAGTCAATACTCGCGAGAGCGGGCGTCGCATTGTCGAACATGAGTTTCCGAAGAAAGATATTCCCTATGCCGAGGACATGGGGCGGCATGCGCGCGAGTTTACGATCCGCGCCTATTGCATCGTCTATCCGCGAAACGACGACGAGCTATTCCAGACTGATTATCGGGTGCCGCGTAACGCTCTGATCAACGCACTTGAGCAAGAGGGCCCCGGTTATTTGCAATTGCCGACGCAGGTTGGGCAAAACGTGGTTGTGGCGCGCTATCGCATGATCGAGGAAGAGAAATTCGGCGGCTATTGCGTTTTCGATATCACGTTTCTCGAGTACGGCCTTGATCCCCTCCTCGATCCGAGCGCGAGTGTCGCGACCGCCACAGCGGTCGGGATGGCAGCGCAAGCGGTGCGTGATCAGGTACAGCGGATACTTGCGCCGCCATCGCCATCGATCGGCACAGGCAGTCCGGCAGGGGCCATCGAAGTATGAACCGCGCCGACGCGACCGAAGCCAAGGGCATCGTTGACCGGACGCTGGCAACGTTGCTGTCCTACGTTCCCGGCAAGGGAGTGGCGGGAGCCGATGCGCGCGTTGCGATCGGCGATGCACGGGCAAATGCCTTCACGCTTTTGATTGCTGATGCAATGGGGCCCCCGCTTGATGATTGCTTCGACCAAGCGCGCCAGGCAGGCATCACTTGGCCGCAACTTGAAACGGTACGTGCGCAGGTTGAAGCGGAGACTCCGACTTCATTGGGCGCAATGCTCATTCAAAATGCGTGCGTCCGCCTTTGTCTTGCGACGGAAGCTTATATCATCGCGGGATTGACATTCATCAGTCGTGATCAGGTGGAGTCGATCAAGACGGCGCTCTTCCAGCCGTTCATGGATGCCGAGGAAGTCGCCGCCGACGATATGGATCAGATGACGTTTCAATCGCTGATCACGCTGCACGGGGCCATAACCAATCATCTGGTTCAGACCGCGCTCCCATTGCCCCACATGATGAATTATCAATTCTACAAGCCGCTGCCGAGCTTGGTTATGGCCTACAAGCTTTATGACGACGCCTCACGCGCTGACGAGATTGTCGCCGAAAACCAGATCGTGCATCCCGCATTCTGTCCGCTCTTGGGCGAGGCCTTGTCTTCGTGAGCGGAGCGGCACATCAGCGGATCGAGATCAATTTCACGAGTCCGCTTCAGATCTGCGAGATTGAACCGCCGGCGGAAATCCTGGCGGTGCTCACCCTCACATATGAAGGTTTCACCATCACCGCGAAAGGAAATGTTATGTATACGCTTCCGGTCGATCATCTCGTCAAGATGCAAGTGAGCTACGTCGATGCTGCCGGGAATCCGGCTACGGTCGATGGTCCGGTCCATTGGGAATCGTCAGATGAAAGCATCGCCACGATTGCAGTCGATGCGCAGGATTCGACCATTGTCATGGTCAGGCCAGCCGGTGATCTCGGCCAAGTGCAGGTCCGTGCCATCGCCGATGCCGATCCCGGCACTGGCGTGCGCAGCCTGATGACGGTTGCGGACATCACTGTGGTCGCTGGCGAGGCTGTTGCTGGCACGATCCAGCCAGTCGGCGAAGCGGAGCCGATTGCGCCTCACCCCGAGCCGACGCGGAAGCCCTGATTGGAGTCATTGACTCCAATTTGCCCCCATGCCGAAGCCGACAGAGGTTGCAATCCTCGAAGTCAATGGATTGCAATTCCAAGATTGGGACTTCGTGATGGTCCGCCGCAATTGGGGCGACTCGTTTGCCTACTTCCAATTCAGCGCGATCGAGCGTGATCCGATCTTCAATGACCCGAACATCTTCCCCAATTGGACGAAGCTGCAATGGAAGCCAGGAGATCAATGCACGATCACTCTGGCGGGCGAGGTGGCACTTACTGGCTTTATCGAGACGCGCCAAGTTTCGTATGGCCCGACGCATCATGCCGTGATGCTGATCGGCAAGAGCTATACGGCGAACGCGGCCAAATCGAGCGTCGATACACCTACCGGCAATTTCGACGGCAAGGATATCCAGACGATCGCCAATGAGGTTTGCGGACCGTATGGCGTCAACGTGAAGTCAATCGGTTCGCTCGATCTCACCCCGTTTCAGCAATGCCAGAACGGCAAGGGCGAGACGGTTTGGGACTTCATCGAGCGGCTGTCGCGTGTGCGTGGGATTCGGTTGGCTGCGGATGCCTTCGGCAATTTCCTGCTTATCGGCGATCATTCTTATCCCGTCGTTGCAGGATTGATAGAAGGCAAGAACATCAAGGAAATGAATTGCACCATTACGAACCTGCAGGTGTTCGACCAATACGATGTTCATGGGCAAGGCCAACAGAGCGACGATTTTAATGGATCGCAGGCCAGCGAGATGAAGGCGACCGCGATGAGCGATGTTGCGCCGCCGATCTTCAGCAAATTGATCACGAACATTGAAGAGAACGTGCGGACACAAGCCGAGATGCAGGCGCGCGCGAATTACGAAAAGCTTTGGCATGATGGCTCGCAGATCCAAGCGACCATCACCGTGCAAGGCTGGTTGCGCGAAGGCATGTCGCTTTGGCATGAGGGCGATCAGGTCTACGTCTATTCGCCGATGGCGATGCTCGACTGCGAGCTCGCGATCCAGCAAGTCATTTTCACGCAGGATGACAAGCGCGGCACAATCACAACGTTGCTCTGCGTCAATCCAGAGCTTCTGCGCGGCACGATGAATTTCAACGTCGGCACGCCGTTCGGATCATCGGCAACCTAGGAGTCAATCATGCACCGGCAAACGCCACTCAATAGCGCGCTGCGCGGTTACTATTCTGGCGGCTCAACAGGCGTTGTCGATCAAGTGGACGATACCAAGTTGCTGCAGGAGATGGGCGGCAACTTCATGGCCAACGAAACCCGGAAGAGCGTGCAGGCCCCGCAGAACTATGGGTTTACGTCCGTGGTGTTTGATGCCGAAAAAGATGCGATGGGCGCTATACAGTCAAGCGCAGAACATTTCACGCAGTTCATGGCGGGCAATCGCGGTTATCCCGTCTCGATGATGGATGATCGGCGGCATCGTCTCTACAAATTGGAGAAAGGCGATACCGCGATGTTTCGCGGGCGCGGCGACTATCAGCAATTCCACATGACGCAGAACGGCGGCTTCTGGACCGCACCGCAGGACAAGACGGTGCGGATGCAATTGCTGCAGAAAGATAGTCAGAGCAATTCCACGTATCGGCAAGGCGGCGACAGTGCGGGCGGTGGCGGCAGCGCGGGCGGAATGAGCGCAGGCACGCATGCCGGCATGAGCACGGGCAACGGCTCGAGCGGCGCGGGCGCGGGCGGGCAAGGCCAGCAACAGAAAGGACAGACAGCCGTTTATCAGGATGGTCAGAAGTCGCCGATGTTCGTTGACGTGACGAAAGACGCATCGCGCATATCGGGCAACGAAGTGCATGTGATGCTCGCTGACGGCAAGCTGTACGCGCATATCGTCGGTGGCGAGGTCTATCTCGGCGGTAAGAAGGGCGAAGGCACGTTTGGGCGCGTCAGCACCGACAAGGGATTGTCCATCAACGTCTATGCCAAGGTGGCCTGACCATGCCGCTTGGCTACAACGTTCCTGATATCCGGCTCGTTCAAAACAACATCTTTCCGGCCTATTCGGTCACGGTGGATTGGTCGCTATTACCAGACGGCACGCTGGATGATACGCAAGCCCTCGCCACCGCCATCATCGTCGCGCTTGGCACCAACGCGCTCGCAAGTGATTTCGATATTCTGCCCGATCCCGATTCCAATGATCGCTGCGGTTGGTGGGGCGATCTCGATTGTCAACTGATCTGGAATGGTTGGCCGATCGGCTCAAAGCTGTGGCTGTTGCGGCGCTCAAAGATCACGGACGCATCGGCGCGGCAAGGTGCAACGATGGCATGGGTCGAAAACTATATCAGCGCGGCGATCCAGCCGTTTGTCGATCGCCAGATTTGCTCAAGCTTCAATGTCTGGACGACTCGAGTCGATACGCAACGTATTGATGCGTTGATCCGCATCTGTCGCGGACCGTTGCCCGAGATCGAATTGCTGTATGCCATGCTTTGGGACGCCATACAAACATGAACCGGGAGAAACGTAGGGCAAGTCAGCGGCGTCGCCATGAAGCGGCGCATCGCGAGGAACGGAACAAGCCGAGAGGCGACTACAAAGGGCGAAGGCGCAGATATAGCCAACGACATCCAGAAAAGCGATGCGAAGCCGAGGCGCGGCGGCGACGCGATCCTGTAGAGCGAGCCGCAGATGCAATTGTCGCCGCCACATCGCAGCGGCAATTCTTGCCCGGAATGTCATGGGCCAATTACGGCGAATGGCAGGTCGATCACATCAGGCCGAGAAGCGCATTTCGCTTGCCCGTTGAAATGTTGGAGTGCTTCGCGCTTTCCAATCTGCGACCGCTCTGGGCTATCGACAACGTAACTCACGGGAAGCGAGATGCCTTGGCAAACCCCCTCTCTGCGTGACGTTCGCACGCTGGTTCGTGATGCGGTCAACGCCTCACTGCCAGGAGCAGATGCCAACGTCCCGAATAGCGTGCTGCGCGTTCTCTCGGACAACCAAGGCGCACTCTGTCACCTCACGCTGCAATACATTGATTGGCTATCGCTGCAGCTATTGCCTGACACGGCTGAAACCGTTTGGCTCGATCGTCACGGGCAGATCTGGCTCGTAAATGCGGACGGCTCGACGGGCCGCAAGATGGCGACATTGGCACAAGGCACCGCGCAGTTTGTCGGCATCATTGACGGGACCGTCATTCCAGCTTTCTCGCAATTGCAAACGGGCGTGCAACTCAATCCCAATTTGCCCGGTATTTTATTGATGTTCGAAACGCTGCAGGACATCACCACATCGGCGGCTGCGCCGGTCGAAGGCACTATCCGCGCGATCGATCCGGGGGCTATCGGCAATCTTCCGAGCGGCACCATGCTTGCGTTCGCGCCGACCATTCCCGGCGTTTCCGCGCAGGCAACCGCTGTTGATCTGGCGGGCGGCACCGATACCGAAACCGACGATGAATTGCGCGCGCGCATCCTGCAGCGCATTCGGAATCCGCCGATGGGGGGCGATCTCCAGGATTACGTTGCATGGGCGCTCTCCTTTCCCGGCGTGACGCGAGCGTGGGCGGCAGTCGAACAAGGCATCGGCACGGTGACGGTGCGCTTTATGATGGACGATCTTCGCGCCGACAATGACGGCTTCCCCGAGCCCGAGGACATCGCGACGGTCGGAGCGTAT